TTTATTATTTATCTCCTCAGCCAGCCGCTGGGCTTTCAGCGGATTTCTGATAACAGAAAGGCCGGGAAATACCCAGCCTCGCTTTGTAACGGAGTAGACGAAAGTGATCGTGCCTACGCGGATATTATCGTGAGGATGCTTCATCGCCATTGCTCCCCAAATACAAAACCAATTTCAGCCAGTGCCTCGTCCATTTTTTCGATGAACTCCGGCACCATCTCGTCAAAACTCGCCATGTACTTTTCATCCCGCTCAACCACGACATAATGCAGGCCTTCACGCTTCATACGTGGGTCATAGTTGGCAAAGTACCAGGCATCTTTTCGTGTCACCCACATGCTGTACTGCACCTGGGCCATGTAAGCCGACTTTATGGCCTCGAAACCACCGAGCCGGAACTTCATGAAATCCCGGGAGGTAAACGGGCATTTCAGCTCAAGGCCATTGCCGTCACTGCATAAACCATCGGGAGAGCAGGCGGTACGCATACTTTCGTCGCGATAGATGATCGGGGATTCAATAACATTCACGCCGGAAGTGAACTCAAACAGGGTTCTGGCGTCGTTCTCGTACTGTTTTCCCCAGGCCAGTGCTTTAGCGTTAACTTCCGGAGCCACACCGGTGCAAACCTCGGCCAAGCAGGGTGTGGAAGTAGGACATTTTCATGTCAGGCCACTTCTTTCCTGAGCGGGGCTTTGCTATCACGTTGTGAACTTCTGAAGCGGTGATGACGCCGAGCCGTAATTTGTGCCATGCATCATCCCCCTGTTCGACAGCTCTCACGTCGATTCCGGTACGCTGCAGGATAATGTCCGGTGTCATGCTGCCACCTTCTGCTCAGAGGCTTTCTGTTTCAGGAATCCAAGAACTTTCACTGCTTCGGCCTGTGTCAGTTCTGACGATGCGCGAATGTCGCGGCGAAATATCTGGGAACAGAGCGGCAATAAGTCGTCATCCCATGTTTTATCCAGGGCGATCAGCAGAGTGTTAATCTCCTGCATGGTTTCATCGTTAACCGGAGTGATGTCGCGTTCCGGCTGGCGTTCTGCAGTGTATGCAGTATTTTCGACAATGCGCTCGGCTTCATCCTTGTCATAGATACCAGCAAATCCGAAGGCCAGACGGGCACACTGAATCATGGCTTTATGCCGTAACATCCGTTTGGGATGCGACTGCCACGGGCCGGTGATTTCTCTGCCTTCGCGGGTTTTGAATGGTTCGCGGCGGCATTCATCCATCCACTCGGTAACGCAGATCGGATGATTACGGTCTTTGCGGTAAATCCGGCATGTACAGGATTCATTGTCCTGCTCAAAGTCCATGCCATCAAACTGCTGGTTTTCATTGATGATGCGGGACCAGCCATCAACGCCCACCACCGGAACGATGCCGTTCTGCTTATCAGGGAAGGCGTAAATTTCTTTCGTCCACGGATTAAGGCCGTACTGGTTGGCGACGATCAACAATGCGATGAACTGCGCATCGCTGGCATCACCTTTAAATGCCGTCTGGCGAAGAGTGGTGATCAGTTCCTGTGGGTCGACAGAATCCATGCCGACACGTTCAGCCAGCTTCCCTGCCAGCGTTGCGAGTGCTGTACTCATCCGCTTTATACCTCTGAATCAATATCAACCTGGTGGTGAGCAATGGTTTCAACCATGTACCGGATGTGTTCTGCCATGCGCTCCTGAAACTCAACATCGTCATCAAACGCACGGGTAATGGCTTTTTTGCTGGCCCCGTGGCGTTGCAAATGATCGATGCAGAGTGATTCAAACAGGTGCTGGGGCAGACCTTTTCCCATGTCGTCTGCCAGTTCTGCCTCTTTCTCTTCACGGGCGATCTGCTGGTAGTGACGCGTCCAGCTCTGAGCCTCAAGACGATCCTGAATGTAATAAGCGTTCATGGCTGAACTCCTGAAATAGCTGTGAAAATATCGCCCGCGAAATGCCGGGCTGATTAGGAAAACAGGAAAGGGGGTTAGTGAATGCTTTTGCTTGATCTCAGTTTCAGTATTAATATCCATTTTTTATAAGCGTCGACGGCCTCACGAAACATCTTTTCATCGCCAATAAAAGTGGCGATAGTGAATTTAGTCTGGATAGCCATAAGTGTTTGATCCATTTTTTGGGACTCCTGGCTGATTAAGTATGTCGATAAGGCGTTTCCATCCGTCACGTAATTTACGGGTGATTCGTTCAAGTAAAGATTCGGAAGGGCAGCCAGCAACAGGCCACCCTGCAATGGCATATTGCATGGTGTGCTCCTTATTTATACATAACGAAAAACGCCTCGAGTGAAGCGTTATTGGTATGCGGTAACGCCGCGCTCAGGCGGCTTTGATAGTCATATCATCTGAATCAAATATTCCTGATGTATCGATATCGGTAATTCTTATTCCTTCGCTACCATCCATTGGAGGCCATCCTTCCTGACCATTTCCATCATTCCAGTCGAACTCACACACAACACCATATGCATTTAAGTCGCTTGAAATTGCTATAAGCAGAGCATGTTGCGCCAGCATGATTAATACAGCATTTAATAAAGAGCCGTGTTTATTGAGTCGGTATTCAGAGTCTGACCAGAAATTATTAATCTGGTGAAGTTTTTCCTCTGTCATTACGTCATGGTCGATTTCAATTTCTATTGATGCTTTCCAGTCGTAATCAATGATGTATTTTTTGATGTTTGACATCTGTTCATATCCTCACAGATAAAAAATCGCCCTCACATTGGAGGGCAAAGAAGATTTCCAATAATCAGAACAAGTCGGCTCCTGTTTAGTTACGAGCGACATTGCTCCGTGTATTCACTCGTTGGAATGAATACACAGTGCTGTGTTTATTCTGTTGTTTATGCCAAAAATAAAGGCCACCATCAGGCAGCCTTGTTGTAAATGTTGCAGGTATCAAGTAAGTAATTAGATGGAGCGCCATAAATTATGAATTCATCGTTTGTCGGGTCCATCTCCATCTCTTGTCCTATTGCCATTCTTGCGTCAGTGTCGTCAGCGGCGAAGCATAAAACAGCCCACGCACCCATTGTTTTAAAAAGAACTGCAATTGGCTGTGGTTTTACTGAATTTGCGTTAGCGCGAAAATCACAAATCGCACTTTCATGAAATTCCATATATCACCTCAAATAAGTGGTTTGCTGCCTAATTTCATTTTCTGGCGACCAACACAAGTCATCTTGCTGTCAGTTGTTTGGATTTACGGTAGCCTGCCGCGTAAAGAGCTACATTTGGAAGACAAGTTGAGCCTTCATATTTTCTGGTCAACGTTGTCAGTGTTATTACTTCTGCTCTCATTGCTGGTTTGCGTTTGCATTGTAAGACCACTCGTGATGGGGTTGGCCTGTGTAGTTTGTCGGAGCTAATCGCCTCCTGACTTTGCAGGTTTGCGCGACGAGCTCTACGGCGAGAAGCTGCGGTGCCTTTAAATTCTGTTTTTCTGGACATAGATTCCTCCCGAATAAACTTTGGCGATGCAATCTCGAAGCTCCTCCTGAGACGGTTGCTTCGGCATTGCATCCCACAGCTTATGTGGTTGGGTGATCTGGCTTTTCAGCCACGTAGTCGAGAGTCGACGTTGTTTAAAGAGCCTGCCAGTCTGTTCCATTTGGCTTCCAGCGTCCTGCTGATGGTTAAATAGTACGATATGTACTTCACTTGGTCAATACAATTTGTTCTAAAACGGGGCGTTTTTTTACAACGCTTTGTATTTAATAGTATTGTTTTTTAGCGTGGGTGTATTGCCTCGGCGATGTAAGGAGAGATCAGAATTGCGTTGTTTAGTGAGTTGTATCTATTTATTTTCCAATAAATACAATTGGTTATGTGTTTTTTTGGGCGAGAGGAAAAGAAAACCCGGCATGGAGGCCGGGTTGATGATTAGCGGTGTGGCCTTGAGCGATAATGCTCACACACATGTTCAAGATTTCCATGCCTTATCCGTTCATAGGCATTCACATGAACTTCTCGATCGAATTGGTCATTCAAATTGTATGTAGACATCTGTGTTTTCTCATATTGGCGGCAGCCCTACAACCGCTTGAAAAAATGTACCAGACGCGCTAAGGTTACATCGCAAATATTGTGTACCTTAACAAGGGCTCCTTTTGGAGGCTCTGGTTAAACAGCATCAATGTCGGACTGGGGAGTTGGACATTGTGCTGAATGCTTTTGCATTATTGAGGCCGAACGTAAACCTTCAGAATTGAAGAGATGCGTTCGGCTTCTTCGTTTGTGATATCGTTAGGAATGCCTTTAATCGTTACTGTAACCCCTGATTCAGGTCGAAGAACTACTGGAAGATCATAGGTATGAAGTGCATTAGCCTTGCCTTCGACTTTTGTTGGTTCGCCAGTCAAATCTTTTTCCTCACTGGATTCTTTGTCAATCGGAGTGTATGGGATTTCTTCACCAGACTGGAAAGCTACAAACTTTTTGATTGCACTTTCCATGCGGCTTTTATATGCAGTAATGCTGCTGTCGCTAGGCTTCGGCTCAGTTGCGTTGATGTATCGCTCGGCAAGCTCATTCACATCAAGCTGAGTAACATCACCCATTTCCTCTTCTTGGACTACCGTTAAGAGGCGAGCGGATGAGTTTTTTAAATTTCGAGCGGTGGCCTCCTTCATTATGTTCAGCGACATAAGCTCTTCAAGGAAGTCCTTGAATGCCTGCACGCTAACGTTTGACTTTGCCATTTGCTCTCTCTCTAAGTTATTGACTCAGATCGAGTTTATCCAGGAATTGATTTGCATGCAAGACTCAAGTCTTGAGAATTTCCGTTCAAGATCCACTCTCAATAAAAAAGGCCGCACCTCTGCGACCTTTCATCTCCTAAATCTCTTTTCTCTTACCTAAAGAAACAGCAGGCTGGGTCAGCCCTAACAACTTCAAGTGCATCGGTCAGAGAAAGCTCCGTGCTATACAGGTGTTATTTCATATCTTTTTGCATCCAATAAATTTTCCATCTGTCCAGAGAGCGGATGCACTTGATTCTTGTTGATGGCAGGACGTTTTTTCACCTGCCTCACCCTGCCATACAGGACGCTGCTCACCGATATCTATCGTCCGGTCATTGATGTTATAGACAATATCCAGATCATTACGGATATACTCAGATGGCCTTATGCTTTCAATGAATAGATGAACTTCTTTTTGACCGCTTGATACTCATGGCCATTAAACTCCATCTATCCTCTTTACCCAAACGTCTCTTCAGGCCATTGGCTGGCGATAACTTTCCCCACAACGGAACAACTCTCATTGCATGGGATCATTGGATATTGCGGGTTTAGTGGTTGTAGAAACACCTGACCGCTATCCCTGATCAGTTTCTTGAAGGTAAATTCATCACCACCAAGTCTGGCTATGCAGAAATCGCCGGGCTCAACAGCTTGCTCAGGGTCAACCAGAATTAACATCCCGTCAGGAAAACTAGGTTTGGAACCTGTTGGTGCGGTCATTGAGTTACCTTCAACCTCAAGCCAGAATGCAGAGTCACTGGCTTTTTTGGTTGTGCTTACCAATCTCTCCGCATCACCTTTGGTAAAGGTTCTGAGTTCTGGAGAGAACATCCCAGCCTGAACATGAGAAAAAACAGGGTACTCATATTGTTTTTTAACTGGGGCCGATGAGTATTCGCCAACAGGTGAAAATGTCCCGTCGTGGTTGAATGATATGTTATCAATACCAAGGTATTTAAACACCACACCAATATCACTAAGAGATGGATGACGAGATCCGCGCAACCAGTGTCCAATTCCACCCTGCGTCATACCTAGCTCTTCGGCTAACTTCTCTTGAGTTATGCCGAGCTCTTTCATTCTGGATCTAGCCAGTTCATACCATTTCATTTTCATGTCCTTATTATTACGCTCTGTACTGGAACCATCCATGCACAATGTGTATTTTTACTTGTATTTGAGAAGTACATATTGTATTTTTTTATTCGTGGTTACTATGGAGGGCATATGAGCAACCTACGAAAATATCGAGAGTCACTGAATATCTCTCAAACAACACTTGCTAAGGCAGTTGGATGCACACAGGGAGCTATCGGACATTGGGAATCTGGTCGTCGCTTCCCAGACCTTAAAACATGCCGTGCTCTTGTTGCGTGTCTAAACAAGTTAGGCGCAAAAGTAAGTCTTGATGACGTGTTCCCGCCGGAGCACAAAGCCGCTTAATAAGCGGAGCCGCTCTTTGTAACAACGGACATTCGTCCTACGTCGCTGAAAAGCGAGTCCCAAGATATCTGACCAACTAAGGCCATATGCGTTTCCACGCATACCTTTCAACTAGCTATTCACTATTGGAAATCTTAAGAAATGGAACAAACAAGTTACAGCAAACTATCACAGCGAGAAATTGATCGCGCTGAAACTGATTTACTCATCAACCTGTCAACGCTTACCCAGCGCGGTCTGGCAAAGATGATTGGCTGTCATGAATCGAAGATAAGCAGAACGGACTGGAGATTTATTGCTTCGGTCTTGTGTGCTTTCGGAATGGCATCAGACATCAGTCCGATTAGCAGGGCTTTTAAGTATGCGCTTGATGAAATCACAAAGAAAAAATCCCCGGCCGCCACCGAGGATTTTAAGCAAATTGATATGCAATTCTGAGGGAATTACTGGATCAATCCACAGGAGTAATTATGACAAAACAACTCAGTCCTTACCAGGACAAAATTCACAAACACATACTACGTGATCGCTTCCTGTCCAGCTTCAAGCAGCCTGGTCGATTCCGGGCTGAGTTGGAAAAAGTGAAGCTGATGCAGAAGGAGAAAGGTCATGAGTAACATATCTAATCTAGCCGAAGCCAGAGAGGCAAGAAGGCTACAACAACCGCATCAAAGCAGCGGTAAGGGGTATGCCTTGCTGCACCGTAAAATTATGGATGTGCCGTTTTACAAGGACGCAGAAGCTGCGCATCTGTGGGTTCACTTAATCCTCAAAGCAAAGCATACGCCTGAGTATGTAATGACTGACGCAGGAGAAATTCTGGTAGGCAGAGGGAAGCTACTTGGCGGTAGAAACTCTCTGGCGTTTGAAACAGGACTCAAACCAGATCGCGTTCAGTACCTGCTTAGAAAGTTCAAAAAACTCGGCATGATTGACTGGGTTTCACACGGTAAATTCTCAGTTTTCTCGGTAGAGAAATATGACGATTATCAGTCAAATTTTGTACCAGCAGATTACCAGCAAATTACCACCTCAAAGCCAGCAATACCAATGCCTGCAAGCAATACTGTACCAGCAGATTACCAGCAAATTACCACAGATAAAGAATATAATAATATTATCTCTAATACTGACGTATTAGAGAGTGCCACAGCAGACAAAAAGTCTGACAAGAAAAAACCTTCCGTTAGCTGTCAGGATGTTGTCGATGCTTACCACGAAATCCTTCCTGAAGCGCCAAAAATCCGCGCACTGAATGACAAGCGTAAAAACCAGATCCGAACGTTCTGGCGCAAAGCCGGAGTGATAACCCGCCAGCTTGACGGGCATGGGTTCACGATGCAGGACTGGAGAAATTATTTGAGCTACGTAGGCGAAAATTGCCGATGGATGTTCGAAGAGCGCCCAAACCATCAGCGCGGAACCGTCTGGCACAAAAAGGGATTTGATTTCCTGCTTAACGATAATACCTACCTGAAAGTTCGTGAGGGTGAACACGATGACCGATAATTTTTATGCGCCGCCCCATAGCATCGAGGCAGAGCAGGCGGTGATTGGTGGATTGCTTCTGGATGATGACAGCAGTGAGCGCGTCCAGAAAGTTCTGGCGATGCTGAAGCCTGATTCATTTTACAGCCGACCACACAAAATCATTTTCGAAGAAATAACCAGAATGCACCGGGAGCAAAAGCCAGTAGATGGCCTGACGCTTTTCGATGAACTGGAGCGTAAATCGTTAACGGCGTCTGTTGGCGGTTTTGCTTATATCGCTGAGATCGCAAAGAACACGCCAAGCGCAGCAAACATCGTTGCCTATGCAATGCAGGTTCGTGAAACCGCAATGGAACGCTACGCCATCAACCGCATGACTGAAGCGACGGAATTGCTCTATTCCCGCAACGGAATGACTGCAACGCAGAAGTACGAAGCTATTCAGGCGATTTTCACGCAACTGACAGACCATGCAAAAACCGGATCGCGTCGCGGCCTTCGCTCATTTGGCGAGGTCATGGAAGACTGGGTTAGCGACCTTGAGAAGCGATTTGACCCGTCAGGCGAACAACGAGGAATGAGCACAGGGATCCCATCGCTGGACAGGATGCTGTCACCGAAAGGTCTGGTGAAAGGCTCTCTGTTTGTCATTGGCGCTCGCCCTAAGATGGGGAAAACGACGCTATACAGCCAGATGGCAATCAATTGCGCAGTGCATGAGAAAAAGCCCGCTCTGATGTTCAGCCTTGAAATGCCAGGTGATCAGATACTGGAAAAACTGGTAGGACAGAAGTCAGGTGTTAACCCGAATATTTTTTACCTTCCGGCGACAAATGACGCCGATGACGGCTATCAGGGTGATTACGATGGTGACTTCAACAGGGCGATCGAAACAGCTAATCGCTTGAGTGAAATCGACCTGCTTTACATCGACGACACGCCGGGATTATCTCTGGCTCAAATCGTCAGCGAAAGCCGTCGAATCAAACGAGAAAAAGGATGCGTTGGCATGATTCTGGTCGATTACCTGACACTAATGACCGCTGAGAAGGCCGATCGCAACGACCTTGCTTACGGCATGATCACCAAAGGACTGAAGAACCTTGCCAAAGAGCTTGATTGCGTTGTTGTGCTTCTGACGCAGCTTAACCGCGCACTGGAAAGCCGAACCAATAAACGCCCACTACCAAGTGACTCACGAGATACAGGGCAGATTGAACAGGATTGCGATTATTGGGTGGGGATCCATCGTGAAGGTGCTTTTGATGACAGTGTTCCACCTGGTGAAACCGAACTAATCCTTCGTCTCAATCGTCATGGCAATACCGGCACGGTGTATTGCATTCAGGCAAATGGCGCTATTTATGACACAGACCAACAGTCTGCTGAAATGCGCCGACGTGAACGCGAGGAACCGCAGTCCAAGAAGAAAGGAGGATTCTGATGAATAAAAAACAATTAGCCATTCTCGAAAAGGCATGGGATGCACAAATATCATACGCTTTGAAAGAACAGGCACTACCAATAATCCAGACCAAATCGAAAATAGCCAGGCAGTTATGCGATGGCGGATTCCTGAACGAAATTGAGATTACGCGCCAGATGGTAACGTTTAAAGGGTATGAGATAAATCATCATGGTATAGCGGCGTATTGCTCCCATCTTCCTGATGACGTTGACATTGATGAAATGGAAAGGGAGATGAAGCAATGACCATCTACATCACTGAGCTAATAACAGGCCTGCTGGTAATCGCAGGCCTTTTTATTTGGGGGAGAGGGAAGTGAACGATAGCTACCGACAGTTTGAAAACTGGTGGTCAAAAGACAAAAGCCAGTTCACGGGAGACGATGAATTAAAAGAGTTTGCCTGGGTGATATGGCAGGCATCGCGCTCTGCTATTGAACTGGATATCGACTGGCCCGAATCGAATGACGACTTTTGGAAAGATGGTGAAGAAGGTGCTTATGCGATGGGTTATGAGGATGGGCGTGACAAAACGGTAATTGCAGTAATGAAAGCCATCAGGGCCGCAGGAATCAAAGAAAAGAATTTCGATTAAGCAAATATCACTTCAATAAATCGCTTTTAAGGCATCACAATCGCTCTGTAGCGAGGTAAACGCGTGCAAGGCATGCCAATAAGCAGCGAGAATGAAAAATGCGTCAGAATGTGTTTGAGGAGGTTTTAAGAAATGAGTACGATAGCTGAGCTTGTCAGGGCTAATTTTCGTGAAGAGTTGGTGCGTTGGTATCGGTATCGTTCATCGTCCAGTTTGCCGCTTGATGAGTTGTATGAGCATTCACCTGCCGCACGACGCTATCCGCGTGACCGTGTTCTTCGACGGTTGTTCAAACTCAACAATGAGTTTCAGCGCAACAGAATTATCCGGAGTCTGGATTTAAAGTGAAGGAGTGAGCATGAGCGACCTATCATTAACCCAGCCAAAGCTAAAAGAATGTCCGTTTTGCGGCGGTAATGCTCGTCTGTGGGTTGAGGCCGGAATAAATATTGATGTGTGGGGCTATGCAGAATGTGACCTCTGTGAAGCCAGGGGGGCATGGGCACCATCAGTTGCTGCGGCGGCTGAAAAATGGAACCGGAGAGCAGGAGATGAAGCAAACCTTTCTGCTTCGCAACGAAGCAATCAGAAATAACGCCATAGACGCCATTCTCTCACTACCCATCGACGACAAGTCACCCCACGAAGTCCACGTTAAAGAACCCAAGCGCAGCAAAGCGCAGAATGACCGTATGTGGCCGATGCTGAACGATGTTTCGCGTCAGGTGCTATGGCATGGTCAACGGCTGGCGCCGGAAGACTGGAAAGACCTGTTCACTGCCCTGTGGCTTAAGACCAAAAAACTGGAGCAACGAAGTGTGCCTGGTATCGACGGTGGCGTTGTCATGCTTGGCGTGCGTACCAGCAAAATGCGGAAGGCCAGCATGACTGAGCTTATCGAAATCATGTTCTGGTTCGGCTCAGAGCGCAACGTGCGGTGGAGTGATGACTCCCGGCGAGAGTATGAATGGTCACAACGAAAAGGTAGGGCTGCATGACTATCAAATCAAATACGCCAGCACACGACAAGGACTGCTGGCAAACGCCGCTTTGGCTTTTTGATGCACTGGATATTGAGTTTGGATTCTGGCTGGATTCGGCAGCGAGCGACAAAAATGCTCTGTGCGCTCACTGGCTAACTGAGGCCGACGACGCGCTCAATTCTGAGTGGGTAAGCCACGGTGCAATCTGGAATAACCCACCGTACAGCAATATCAGGCCGTGGGTGGAAAAAGCCGCTGAGCAGTGCATACAACAGCGACAGACGGTAGTTATGCTTGTGCCAGAGGATATGTCAGTCGGATGGTTCAGCAAGGCTCTGGAGAGTGTTGACGAAGTTCGCATCATCACTGATGGACGGATTAATTTTATCGAACCATCGACAGGGCTGGAGAAGAAGGGAAACAGCAAAGGCTCCATGCTGCTGATTTGGCGACCGTTCATCAGTCCTCGACGAATGTTTACTACTGTATCCAAAGCGGCATTGATGGCGATCGGGCAGGGCGTCAGGAGGGCGGCATGAGGCGACAGCGACGAAGTATCACCGACATCATCTGCGAAAACTGCAAATACCTTCCAACGAAACGCTCCAGAAATAAACGCAAGCCAATCCCAAAAGAATCTGACGTAAAAACCTTCAATTACACGGCTCACCTGTGGGATATCCGGTGGCTAAGACATCGTGCGAGGAAAACAAGGTGATTGACGCGATGATTTATTCGGGGCTATATTCCTCACGCGCCAGCAAAATCTGGCGTCGGGATTGGCGTCCTGGATAGAGACCGCGACAGATACACGCCGCGAGCGTGTTTTTTATTGTCGTATGCACGCGCACATCTGAATTATGGTGGGCTGTGTGGGGGCGGAGAGATCCGCGCCGGTCGGTTTCCCGGTTACGCCAACCCTGCACAGTTCACCACCAGACGATTGGCGTCGTCGGTGGTGAGTTATTAAGAAACCACCAGAGGGCGTCATTATGACAACTCAAATTTCTGTTGAAACTCTCTCCCCGATCACCCATAACCAGATTCCTGTTATTACCACCGAACTTTTGGCGCAGCTTTACGGCACTGAGCCGGTGCGTATTCGCCAGAATCATCATGAGAACAAAGTACGCTTCGTTGAAGGGAAACACTTTTTCAAAGTTGTTGGTAATGACCTTAAAGAATTGCGGGTAGCTTTAAACTACTCACAAAATTTGCGGGTTACTTTAAGTAACTCACAAAATTTGCAACCATCTTTAAGAGGGTTACAAATTTCCCCGAAAGCCCGCTCCCTCATACTCTGGACAGAACGAGGCGCAGCCCGTCACGCAAAAATGCTCGAAACTGATCAGGCGTGGGATGTGTTCGAAAAACTGGAAGACTGCTATTTCAGCCAGTGCGAGAAAAATACTGGCAAACAAGAGAAGAAGCTCAACGGGCTTTCCGCAAAAGAAACAGACAGCCTTGTATGGCTGTGGGATTATGCCAACCGCTCACAGGCATTGTTCCGTGAGTTGTATCCCGCATTAAAACTGATTCAGTCTGGCTATTCCGGCATATGCCACGACTACGGCTATGAGTTCTCGTATATCATCGGGAGGGCGAGGGGCGTTTTAATTAATCACACGCGGGATATAGATATTTATGAGCCTGACGGGCCGACGAACCTTCTGGCATGGGAAAGGCTTAAGAACAAAGAGTTGCCGCCTTCACTGCATCGCTACTGACAATTGACAACTTAACAAACCCAGCTTCGGCTGGGTTTTTTATTGCTGAATTTTCAATGTGAGAGGACATGACAATGAATGAGCTGATAAATAGCAATGCCATCAAAATGACAAGCATTGAAATCGCTGAGTTGGTGGGAAGCCGTCATGACAAGGTGAAACAATCCATTGAACGACTGGCGGTTCGAGGTGTGATCCGAAATCCCCCAATGGTGGTTTTCGAAAAAATCAATAACTTAGGATTACTTCGTGGCGTAGAGGCTTACGTTTTTGAGGGCGAACAAGGTAAGCGCGACAGCATTATTGTCGTTGCCCAGTTGTCGCCGGAATTCACCGCTCGCCTTGTTGACCGCTGGCGAGAACTCGAAGGGGCAACCGCGAAAATACCACAAACCTTTTCTGAGGCATTGCGCCTTGCGGCCGACCTTGAAGACCAGAAGGCTGAACTGGAGAAACAGCTTGCTCTCGCAGCACCTAAAGTTGAGTTTGCCGATCGCGTTGGCGAGGCCAGCGGAATTTTGATTGGAAACTTTGCAAAGGTTGTTGGTATTGGTCCAAACAAACTGTTTGCGTGGATGCGCGATCACAAAATCCTTATTGCTTCAGGCTCCCGGCGCAATGTGCCAATGCAGGAATATATGGATCGTGGCTATTTCACAGTGAAAGAAACAGCGGTCAATACAAATCACGGAATACAGATATCGTTCACCACAAAAATCACCGGGCGTGGTCAACAGTGGCTGACCAGAAAGCTGCTCGATAACGGAATGCTGAAAGTAACAAGGGAGGCTGCTTAATGGCTAAACCAGCGCGAAGGAAATGCAAAATATGCAAGGAATGGTTTCACCCGGCATTCTCAAATCAGTGGTGGTGCTGCCCGGAACACGGAACTCAATTAGCACTCGAACGACGAAGTAAAGAACGCGAAAAAGCGGAAAAAGCAGCAGAGAAGAAACGACGACGAGAGGAGCAGAAACAGAAAGATAAACTGAAGATTCGAAAACTCGCCTTAAAGCCCCGCAGTTACTGGA